ATCTGCCGCAAACGAAGCATCTCCCACAGTCAGCCCATCGCTGGTCAAAGTACCCGTGATGTCTACACCTGTGCTGCTGGTGGCGAGTTTAGCGGCATTGTCGTAGTAAAGCTCCACTTGACCGTCAGCGACTGCTACAACCATATTCTCGCCAGTGTACTTTCCGAGCGTTACTTGATCGTTACCTCTGAGATGTAACCTTCCTGTTCCTGCATCATCAATAAAACTATCAGACCCATCATGGTAAATCTGTAGGTCAGACCCAGCACCAAAGATGGCTTTGTCATTATCACGAAAGGAGAGATCACCATCTATATTGGCATCACCATTAATATCAGCCCCAGTGGTACTGAGGTTGACCGCCTTAGAACCGATATATCCTGCCATTAGGTTTGCTCCATTACACTGATAATAACATCTGTTGCACCAGATCCTGTCACTTTAATTACGTCTGTTGCTTCCATAACTACCTTACCATCTAATACAGAGAGTGATGATCCAGCAGGTATAGCTGCGTTAGTTACAAGTTCTACATCTTGGTTTGCTTCATTGTTAGCACCAGCCCTGTTAGCTGTATCACTTGATAGTGTAACTGTACCAGTAATCTGTGAGCCTGTAGTGTTGCCTAAAACTAATCCAAGGATTACTGCAGTGGTAGAACCTGCAACAGTATAGATAACATCTTCTGATGTAACCCCTGCCTTAGTTATGACCTTAAATGTATTTGCCATTTTCTTTTCCTATCCTAATGCGATGGCTAATGCTGTCGCTTCGTCTACAGCTACCGTAGTTGCAAAAGCTGTAGTAGCGATTGTAGTGTTGTTAGTACCAGAGCTTTGAGTGGCACCAGTTACAGCACTGTCAAGAGAACCACCGTTTATTGTAGGTGATGTCAAAGTCTTATTGGTTAGCGTCTGTGTTCCAGTAAGTGTAGTTACTGTATTATCAATTGCTAAAGTTACTGTATTGCTTGTAGCACTTGAAGCTAGACCTGTACCACCAGCTACAGTAAGTGTCTCGCTATCTAAATCAATAGCTATTGTACCAGAATCTGTAGTGATGTCAAGATCTTCTGCAGTAATTGCTGTATCTACATAATCTTTTACTGCAGCACTGGTAGGTAATGTAGTGTCATTATCGTTAGAAGCAATACCTTCTGACTCAATCACAATAGCAGAAGCTTTAAAGTTATCTACTTCAATATTAGATACAGTATTATTATCTACATCAATAGTCTTGTTTGTAATAGTCTGAGTGCCAGTAAGTGTAGCTACAGTAGAGTCAATAGCTGCTGTTACTGTATTACCAGAACCAGTGGTAGTTATACCAGTTCCACCTGCAATTGTCAAGGTTTCACTATCTAAATCAATACTTAATGCACCACCACTATCACCTTGGAAGTCAAGGTCTTGTGCAGTTACTTGTGCATCTACGTAAGCTTTAACTGATTGTTGTGTGGGGATAAGGGTAGCAGAGTCAGAAGACATATTATCTTCATCAGCAAATGCTGTGACAGTGATTGTACCATCCGACAGATTAGCAAAAGTAATATCACCTGCACTAGAGCCACCAATAGTTACACCGTCTAGTGTACCGCCGTTGATGTCTGCTGTAGTTAGTACTGCAGATGGTACTGTAATAACACCAGTAGAGTCAGCTATTGTAGCTGCTGCTGTGCCATCTTTAGCTTTAATATTAGTTACTTCAATATTAGTAGTATCTACTGTAGTAGCATTTACATTTGTAATGTTACCTGTGGTAGATGCTAGTGTTGTAATGGTGATAGCATTAATTGTACCGCCTTCAACTTTATCACCAGAGATTTGATCAGCAGCTAGTGTAAGTGTACCCGCAGATACATCAAGTGTTTTACCTGAGCCTACTGTAATGTCTGAGGTAGCAATAGTAGCACCATCAATAGTACCACCGTTGATGTCTGCAGTATCAGCTACCAGAGAGTCAATATTAGCAGTGCCATCAATATAAAGATTACGCCACTCTTTACCTACTTCACCTAAGTCATAAGTATCATCTGCGTCAGGTATTACATGGGAAGCAATCTCAGAGTTTAGTGTAATGCCATCTGTATCTGCATCACCTAATGTAATGTTACCACCAAGAGTAATATTACCAGCTACATCAAGATTACCTGCAAAGTAACCATCTTTAAAACGAAGTGATGTAGTACCAAGATCAATGTCGTTGTTAGTTACAGGAACAATAACACCATCTTGAAATCTAAACTGTTCTACTGATGAGCTTGATACATCTACAAAGACACCAACTCTATTATTAGTATCACTGACAACAACTTTATTTAATGGAGTAACAACACCTGGATCACCAATAAGTCCAATTACTGGACCTTCACCTGCAGTGCCATTGTGTTTGTGTCCTGTAGCATTATGGAAAGCAGCAAGTAACTGGTCAAACTCGTCATTAGAGTCTGCTGCCTGAATAATATCACCGTCTGTATATGTAGACTGTCTTGTATAACCTGCCATTTACCTTCTTGCTCCTACATCAAATTCTAGCTGGAAACCCTTTAGTGAGTATGGTGAGGATTCTCCGTTATCAACCACACGAAGTGCTACAGCAAAACCTGATCCTTCTACTGGTTGTCTTACTAATGGGTTTGTTTGACCACCATACGTAGCAGTTCCATATAATGAAGTCCCGTAGATAGCTACAACCTTTGTAGAGTCAAAGGGGTAAGCTGCTGGTCTAGGTGCATTAGGGTCTTCATAATCGTAGCGTAGAAACAAATCAGAGTTTACTGTACCTGTCGGTGCATAGTTAATAATAACCCTCTGAAATGCTTTACGTATACCTGCATCACCTGCAGTAAGGTCAGGACTACGGTAACGTCCTATAACATTTGTACCGTCAAACTTATTTGTTTTTTCTTGTCGATAGATGTAACCATCGTACCCACCGTGTAATACAAAAGTATCCCCTTGAACACTTACTGAATCTGCACTTGCAGGTTGAATACCTTTTAGCTTAGCAAACTCATAACCTTGAGCTTTTCTTACTGCAATAACACCAGATGTCTGTGCTTGTGTTTGGCTGCTAGGTTTAGAAAAGAAAATACGATACTGAGTTTTATCTGGTATAACTAAACTATTAAAATCATCGATATCAGTTTCACCCTCAAACAACTCTTGGACGGGTCTGCTAATTGTACCAAGCTCAACGTCATTAATTTTAGCTGTACCAGCAACAGTCCTTAAACCATCTCTACCTAAGAAGATTATTTCACCAGCAACTTCCTGCACAGTAAAACCGTTAAGGCAACCAATGTCTCTTGTTACAGGTTGCATAACAAAGTCTGCAATAGTATTACCTACAAGTTTATATATACGTTCTTCTGCAAAAATATAAAGCTCATCACGGAATGGAAAGAGTGCAGTTACCTTACTATCTATTCGTACTGAACCTGCACCATTAGCTGTACTAAAATCACTATCTGTATAAGGGGCAGTGAATACAACTTCTTCTGGTGAGGCTGACATACCTGCAAAGAACAAAGCATTTTTAAAATGTTTTACAAACTTAGGATTAACTGGTGCACCTGTAGCATTAAGATCTGTTACTGTTGTACCATCGTACTTAGTAGCGTTATTAGCACCATCAGCCCACACAATAACTTCTGAACCAGCTAAGTTATATCTTTCAAAAGAATAACGTATGGCATTAGTTCTACCGCTATCAATGCTTGTCCAAGAACCACTACCACTAGCTGCTTCATAAATACTTGTACCTCTAGCAGCAATTACTTTACTGTTACCTGCGAAGTATGCAGACATTAGTACAGGTTCTGTAGAACTAGCTGTCTGTGGAACTACATTAGTATTCCACTTTTCAAAACCATTGATTCGTCTGTAACCACCTCCCGTGTCAGGCTCAAAGTTTTCTAACTCTAATGCCATCCCTGGTTCCATAGCAAAGGTAGAACGGTCAAGAACTAGACCACCCTGCAATGGAAAAACAAAAGGGTTTAAGCCTGATTCATCTGCCATCTATGCTACAAATCTTCCAATAGGTGTTCTTGTTACTACTGTAGAACGTAAGTAGTTTGTTCTGTTACTAAGTAAGCTTTGCATACTTTTAATGCCTTGTTCAAAACGAGCAAAGTTTAACTGATACTCACCACCTTCACCACGGTACTGATAACCAAAAGCTGTGGCTCCATCTACAATAACTTGACGATATTGTTCAGGTATTGTAGGAGCATCTGTTGCTGCAGATAGTGCAGTTGTATATACATAGTATTCAAATTTTATAGAGTATGCTTTATCTGGGTAAGGGTATAAACCAAAATTATTATCTGGGGTTCTAAATACGTGAGTAGGTACACTACCCATATCAGCTCTGTCTTCTTGTTCGATGTGTTTATTTAAATAATCTTTATAGTCTAAAACAGTTAGTGACCTACCTTGAGCACCTAAAGAAGTATCTTCTACAACTCTAAAGGTGTCGTAGTCTACATGTTTAGATGTAGCAGGTATAGTGTAACGTGTTGTTCCAGCTACAAGTGTTTCTGTTTGTGTGGCATGATTGTAAGGCCAACTAAATTCACGAGTATTAATATAGTTAATAGCATCGTTTACTGCATTCTTACATTGGGTTTGAAATCCACGAGAAGATGTAAAGCCAGCTTCAGTTAAAGCTACCTCATTAAATCTAGCTAGAACTTCGTTTGTAAGACCTAAGTAATTATATGCCATTGTGTTCCCTTAAGATAGCCTAAAGGGGCCACTCGAAAGCAGCCCCTAAGGTTAGTTCACTTATGCAAGCGTATCACGGTCTACTTCCGCAGCAGCTTTAGTAGCACCCATTGGGGCATATACTACAAAGAACTGGAAAGAACCTGCTGATGGAGCATTTGAACCTGCAAGCAATGCAGTAATGGTCGTGTCAGCAGTTGTGACATTTGTGATGCCGTTTACTGTGGTAGTAGTGGCACCTAATGTTTTAGCGCCATTAATATCAGCAGTACCAAGCATGTCAACGTCACC